GATACAATCGCATTTGATGGATCAGGAGATGGATTTGTTGATTCGCAATTTAAAGCAGGAGAAACAATACAGGTTTTAGGATCTTATAATAACGATAATTTTTTTGAGATAGAAAGTTTAACAAGTGTATTAATGACATTATATAGCACATCATCAAGACCACATTTTGATGAATTAATAACAGAAGATGAAAGTGTTTTAATTAGATTATCACAGATTAAGTATCCAAAAGCATTAAAAAGCATTGTTGCACAAATGGTAAATTATAAGTTAATAACATATGATTATTCGGTAAGTGGTGAAACAGTATCAAGGTATTCAGTAACATATAATAATAATGATATTAAGAATGGTTATCCATCTGCATTGATGGTTGGATTAAATAGATGGAAGAGTCCGGTGTTTTTATGATTAAAGATTATTACACAAGTACATTTGTAATTGAATCTCCGAGCACAGTTAAAAATGCGTTAGGGGCATGGAATCCGGTTTGGAGTACAGCAGGATCTATTATTGGATTTATGGATTATTTGGCAGGAAGTGATCAAAAAATATCAGCACAATTTATCGACAAAGCAACACATATTATAGGATGTAGTAGCACTTGCAGTTGGATTAAAAATAAATATAGAGTTGTAAATGCGGCAGGATTATATTTCAGAGTGTTACATGTTGATAATCCGGTATTAAGAAATCATCATTTAGAGATATTATTGGAGTATAACGAGTCGGATAATTTAAGTACATGAGGAGATTGTTATGGGTTTTGATTCAAATTTAAAAAATGTAAAAAAAACATTTTCAAGTTGGGAAGATAGAGCCTTAAATGGAATAGGGATATATATCAGGAGTAATGCCAAAAGCAGAGTACCTATTCTAAGCGGAGATTTAAAGAGTAGCATTGAATATAAGGTTAATGGTAAAGAATCTGTTACGCTTGGCACCAATGTAGAGTATGCGATATATGTTGAAAAAGGAACTGTTAAAATGAAATCACAGCCTTTTCTAACACCGGCAGTTGAAAGACATATGAGTGGTATAAGAACAATAATAGACAATACGAAGTTTGAGGAAGTGAAATAAATGTCATTAACAAATTTTATTACAGCATTTTATACAAAATTAAACACCTTAGCAGATAGAGTTTTTTATGGTGAATTTATTGATCCCTCAACAAAAATACCTTATGTTTATTTTAATTATGTTGCATCAGATGATGTTGAGAAGTTAGAGGATTTTATAATTGAGGTTGATATAGTTGGGAATTATAATAATGTTGATAGCATAGTTGATGCAATAGATGGAGATGGAGATATTAATAACCCAACAGGATTGAATTATTATCATTATGGATCAGGATCAAAACCTACGTTTCGTTGTTTTAGATTAACGAGATTATCAATTCCAACAGATGATGAAATTAGAGTAAGAAAACAATTGAGATATAGAGTAAGAGTATATTTATAAAAAAGGAAGTGAAAAGATATGAGTTTTCCAAGAGATATGATTTTAGGCGAGGGAATTTTTTCTTATGGTGAGGCATTAACAACAACCACATTAACAGACATTGGTGCAGTTCGTGGTGGTGGTGCGTTAAACATTGCAAGAACATATAGAAAAAGAGAGGCAGATGGTGATTTTGGATTTGTGAAAGGTAGAATTGCAATAGATGGAGAAACAGCGACATTGACAATTAGATCATTAGAATTTTTACCAGCAGCAATGGATGATTTTTACCCTGCAATGACAACAGCGACAACCACAAGTGTTACAACAATTACAGGAAATGTTGTGGTTGCATCAGGTGATTATAAGAAAGTCCAGTTCACCGGAAAAACAGATGGAGGAAATGCTGTAACAATAACTTTAGATAATGCAATTAATATGAATCCATTAAATTGGGAATTGTTAGACAAAAATGAAGTTGTTGATGAGTTAGTATTTACGGCTTGTAGTTTAGAGGCAAGTACAACAGTGCCAAGTTGGACTATTGAATTTGCGACTACATAGATGATAGGAGGATTAAGATGGAAATTAAGGTTAAACATATTATTATGTTAAGTAAAGTTGTTTCTAAAATGGGAATTGATTTTAACTTTTCAGGCAAATCACAAGAGGAAGTTGGAAGTGATATTATATTTGGATTAATAGAAAATATATATAAGGCAGAAACTGAATTTTATGATTTGCTTGGAGACCTTTCAGATGTGAAAGATATTGAAAATGCAAGTATTAAAGATGTGATTGATGTATTAAAAGTTATATTTAAGGAATTAACAAGTTTTTTCGCAAAGCCAATCACATAAATCATGTTGAAATATTAGATATATTATTAAGTAATTATAATAATATTGATTATATTTTAGAAATGAATATAAATGATGGTTGGGCATTAATTGCAAAAGCATTTGAAAAGAAACAAAAAGATAGAGCATTTCAATTATATGCGGCAATTTATCCTAATTTTACAAAAGATAATTTTGTTACATTTGAAAAGTTTTATAAAGGTGATAAGAAATTATCATCAAAAACAAAAGAGGAAATATTAGTAGAAGTACAAGAGATCAGAAAAAAATTTAAGGGGTGATTCATTATAGAATTATTTAGAACGTTTGGTACTGTCTTCTTAAAAGGCGGCGACAAAACTGAAAAAGAATTAACAAGTATAAATAAATCCGGTAAAGGGTTGAGTTCTGTATTGAATAAAGTTGGAAAGGTTGCTTTAGTCGCAGGTGCGGCTATTGCCACAATGGCAACAATTATTGGTGTAAAAGGTGTAAGGGCGGCAGTAGATTTTGAAAAAGGAATGGCGAATGTTGCCACGTTATTAGATGGAGATTTCAAAACACGCATAAAAGAATTAGGCATAAATATACAGGGTTTGATGAAACAAACAGGATTAAGTGCATCAACATTGCAGGAGGGATTATATCAAACAATTTCAGCATTAGGAGATACTGCCGATAGTATGAGTATATTAGAAATTGCATCAAAAGGGGCAGTTGCAGGAAATGCGACAGTTACAGATTCAGTTAATTTATTATCTGCAGTTATGAAAGGATATGGTGAAGTATCGGAGGCATCTGCAAAAAGTGTTTCAGATATGGCATTTCAAGCAGTTAAATTAGGTCAAACAACATTCCCTGAATTAGCATCAAGTATGGGCAAAGTTATCCCATTAGCCGATACATTAAAATTATCACAAGAGGAATTATTTGGTGCAATGGCAACATTAACAGGTGTTACAGGTCAAGCGGCAGAAGTATCTACACAGTTAAGAGGGATTTTAGTTGATCTCATGGATCCGAGCGAAGAAATGGCTAATGCATTAAATGAAATGGGATATGAAACAGGAGTTGCGGCAATAGAGGCAGAGGGGTTAGGTGGAACTCTTGATGGATTAAAAAAATCAGTTAATGGAAATGAAACTGAATTTGCAAATTTATTTGGTAGAATTGAGGGTACAGTTGCGGCATTGGCATTATCAGGATCACAAGCAGATGTATTTACTAAAAAAACTTTAGCAATGAGAGATGCAGTTGGAAGTACAGACGAGGCATTTGAAAGACAACAAAATACAATGAGTTCATCAATGGCACGAATGAAAGAAACTTTTAATGTAATGTTAATAAAAGTCGGAGATGAATTGATGCCTATAATAAAAGAATTTTCAGAATATTTTATAACAAACATGCCTATAATAAAAGAAAAGGTTGTTTCTGCATTTAAAAGAATTGTAGAAGTTGCAGAAAAAGTTATATCATTTTTTGCAAATTTGACAGATGGTCAAAAAGATTTAATAGCATTTCTTTTAAAAACAGTATTGGGTATATCAGGATTGGCATTAGTGATCAGTAAAATAATACCAATAGTGATTGCATTAAAAACAGCATTTGATTTTCTATTATTGAATCCGATTATTTTAGGGATTGCGGCGGTTGTATTGGCGATTGCCGGAATAGCATATGCATCAACACACGCAACAAAAAAGGTCAAAGAGATGACAGATTCATTAATTGAATTATACAAAGAGGAGGCAGAAAAGGCAAAAAAAATAAGAGAAGAAATCCATAATGAAAGAATTGAATTATTGAATGAGGAAATTAGTGCCGTACAATCTGCATATGATAAACAGATAGAATTATTAACAAAAGAAAAAGATGCTACATTAGCCATAGAAGTTGAAAAATTAAATGCAATAAAAGAAAGAAAAGAACAAATTGAAAAAGATTATGAGGCAGAGATAAAAAGGATTAATGATGAATATGGAGTTTATGAAGTAGCAAATAGAAATAAACTTGATATTGCAAGAGCAACAGCAGAAGAACAAAAAGAATTATTGCAAAGTAATTATGATAAGGCTATTGAGTTATCAAATGAAACTATTGCAACAATAGAAAATAATTATGATGCAGAAGTTGAATCGGCAAGAAATGCATATGATGAAAAATTAAGATTATTATATGAAAGTACTGATGCAGAAAAAGCATTAAGAAATGATGCTACAAGTGAAGTTATACAAGAATTGAAAAAGCAGATAGATGCAATTAATGAACAAACAAAGGCAGAAAATAATGCAAAAAGAGAGGCAGATGAGGCCGCAAAAATATTAGATTTAGAAAGTATGATAAGAGCAGAAACGGACATTGTTAAAAGAGGAGAGTTACAAACAGAATTAGAGGCATATAAAGAACGAATTGCAAGAGAGGCAGAATTAAGAAGTAGAGAGATCTTAAAGGACTCATTAAGAAACAAAATAGATAGTGAAAGAGAAACATTAAAAGAATCATTAAAATTATTAGATGATAATACAGAAGAAAAAGCAACAATATTAAAACAAGAATTGATTGATAATAATCAAAGGTTGGAGGATAAAAAAATTGCTGCAATTATTGCTGAAAAAGAGGAACAAACAAGATTAACAATAAGATTAGCAGAAAATAAAATAACAAAAGATAATGCATTAAAAGAAACATTACAAAGAATAGAAGATGAAAGATTGGCGGCAATTAAGGCAGAAGATGAAATGTTTAAAAATAGACAAGATACAATAAATCAATCTATAAAAGCACAAGAGGATTTTATTGTCATGCAAAACATATTAATGGATGCAGAATTATTAGCAAAGCAACAATTAGAATCTGACAAATTAGAGGCAACAAAAGAAAGAGTTGCAAAAGAAATTGATTTGTTATCAGATCTATATAATGAACAAGAAAGAGTTGCAAATGCAACTTTAGAAAATAATATTGCTATTGCAAAAGAGGAGGAGGGAAAGTTTAAAAATTCAAAGATGGGAAAATTAATGGGGTTAGATGTAGGATTAAAAACCGGAAATACAACATTACCAAACAATTCACCATTATTTTCAAAAAGATCTTCTTTAAGTCAAAGTTTTGCAGACATAGAAAATGGGACATTTAATACAGCCGCATTAGGTGGTAATGTATCAGGAATAGATTTCCCACGTTTTAATACAATGCCAATAGACAAAAAAATCACAATGAATATAAATAATCCGTCATTTTTCAACCAAAGAGATATGGATAAAATGTTAGATGGGGCCGTAGAAAGAATAAATGATAAGGTGAATTAATATGGACAGAACTTATAAAATTGCAAATACATTAGTTTTAGTAAATCCAAATTGGTTTTGTGAAAAAAAATTAAACACAAGAGCAGTATTTGATGTGGAAGTAGTTGATTTATTAACATTATCCGAAATTAACATTGGAGATAGTTTTACATTTTTAGTTGATGCAGTTGTGAATTTTTCCGGAGTTATAAAAAGCATTGATGAATATGAGGAGGAAAAAGGGAGATTATATTATCAATTATTAGTAACATCTAACAGTGCATTAGCAGATAAAAGAGTTGTAGGGAAAACATATGAAAATCAATTAGCCGGAGCCATATTCAAAGATATTAGAATTAACCAATTAAATGATGAAAATGTAACAATTGGAACAATCCAAGATGGAGCAAATATTAGTAAAGCAATTTTTAATTATATTCCTGTATCGGAGGCATTTGATAGGATCAAGGATTTAACTGGATTTGTGTGGGAGATTGACAATGATTTAAATTTGAATTTTTATGATCGGGCAACAAATGCAGCGACATTTCAGATAACTGATAGTTCAGTTGTTTATAATTTCAGGAGAAAAAAAACATTATCAAATTATAGAAATGTGCAATATACAAGAGGTGGAAAGGGTAGAACCGATACACAAACAGATGCAGTTCCAACTCCAAAACCGGATGGTGAAAGTAGAAATTTTATCGTTCCTTATCCATTAGCAGAAAAACCAACAATTACAATTAATAGTTCTGCAATTGCAAGTATTGATGTTGGAGTGAGAGGATTTGATACTGCTAAAAAATGGTATTTTTCATATGGTAGTGAGATCATAACACAGGATATAACAGAAACAGTATTAACAGATTCAGATTCAATAACAGTTACGTTTGTTGGATTATTCCCGTTGTTTGTAGAGGCACGAGATGAGGGAGAAATAACAGCAAGAGCAACAGTAGAGGGTAATAGTGGGAAATATGAAGTATTAAACACAGAAAGATCATTAGATACAATCCAATCAACCTCTGATTATGCGAATGGATTATTGAGGAAATATGGTGAAGTAACAGATAAAATAACATATTCAACATATACTGATGGATTAGAGGCAGGACAGTTGCAAAAAATAACAAGGTCATTATATGGGATAGATGATGATTTTTTAATTGAATCTATTATAATGCATCCTGATGGTGAAAAAATAGTATATGAAATAATAGCATTAGATGGTGCGGCAATCGGAGGATGGGAAAACTTTTTTAAAGAATTATTAAAAACAAAAAATGATTATGTAATATCAGATAATGAAGTTTTAATAAAATTACAAGCAATGACAGATAATATTATATTGGGTGAGGTAGTAATGGTAACAGATGCAATCCCTGAAACAAGAGTTGGATTTGCAATTGTTGGATTTTCGGAGGTGGCATAATGAATTTTAATGAGAAAATAAATATAAACACAAATGTAACGATTACTGTTAAAGAAATAAAATCAGGTAAGATTTTGCAAGTTATAAAAGAACATAATCTTGCAGTAACAACAGGTAAAGACTTGTTAAGAGATTTTTTAAATGGCGATGCAGTTACGGGACTTACGTATCTTGCAATAGGCACAGATAATACAGCGGCTATTGCAGGAGATACAACACTAGGAACAGAAGTTTTTAGAAAAGTATTCACAACCACAACGAAAACATCAGCAACTTTAAATATGATGACATATATTAGCAGTAC